GCTACAGGATGTGTCCAGGGCAATGAGTAAGGCAGACAGACCCATCTACTGGACACTTCCTACAGGCTTCATAGTTAAACAGAAGTATATCAAGTCAGTGGTAAAGCAAATTAAGACAGTTATAAATGGACGTATGGCTTCTCTCTATGCTGGAGTTCTACATGATGACCAGCGTATGGATAAGTCCAGACAAGTTAATGGTATCGCTCCTAACTTTGTTCATAGCTTAGATGCTTGTCACCTAATGATGACCATAGTTAAAGCTAAGGATGAGTATGGGATAGAAGATTTCTCTGTAGTGCACGATAGCTTTGGTACTCATGCGTGTGACATAGAGCAGCTAGGATTGGTCCTAAGAGAAACCTTCTGTGAACTATATACAGGGGACATATTACTAAACTTTAAAAAGGAACAGAGGGATATTAAATTACCAGAGTTACCACAGTTTGGTGAGTTGGATATTAAAGAAGTCTTGGACAGTGAATTCTTTTTTAGTTAAGTGTTGACTTGCTGGCTTAGAATGTTATACTGAAGTTAAGTTAATTAAAACCTTTAATACGGATACATACTAATGAATATTTTCGTACTAGACACTGAGATTGAAAAGTGTGCTGAGTATCATTGTGACAAACACGTTATTAAAATGATCCTAGAGTCAGTACAAATGATGTCATCTGTTGTTAGGTTATCTGGTTATGACCTAGGCTACAAGCTGACACATAAAAATCACCCATGTACTATATGGGCTAGAAAGTCATTAGCAAATTACAAGTGGTTATTTAAACTTACAGAGGGACTAAATGCAGAGTATAGGTATCGGTATAATAAAACTGTTAACCATAAATCTTATGACATGGTTAAGACATTACCAATGCCCAACATACCAGATACAGGTTTGACACCTTTTGCTCAGGCTATGCCAGACCAGTATAAAAGTAACAATGCAGTACAATCGTATCGTGATTATTACCTTAATGAGAAGGCCAATTTATTAACATGGACTAAACGTAAAACCCCAGCCTGGATAAGTAAACAAATTTAGCTTGACTTCCCCGCTTAGAATGTTATACTAAGGTTAAGTTAATTGAGACACGCAAACAAGGAGATCAACATGAGCTATTACAGAAGTGATGTGTTTTATGATGAGATGTTTGATGAATGTAAGACTAAGAAAGATGTAGTAACTAAGGCACAGCGTATGATAAGAGGAAGGGATTCAACAATTGATAGGTATGAAGATGACATTGTTGATATTGCTGAGGGACATAAAGCAATGGTCTCAGCTCTAATGAACCAACTGGCTTAAGGAGGTGTTAGTAAGTGAGTAGTTTTTCAGCAAATGCAGATGTAGTTAAAGTATCCGAAGGAATGGTTAAGATGATGGAAGTACTGGAACGCTTTAGTAAGGCTGAGAAGTATGCCATAGTCTCAGCAGTGTTCAACTGTATGTACAACAATAAGTTTCATGGTAGGCGGTCAGTCACTGACCTTATGGGAGCAGCAGATAACATGCGTAGTGAATGCAAGAGATTGAAGATACCCGAATTCGGGGGAGCAGAGAAATTCATCCAAGGAGAATTATAATATGGCAAATCAAATGTACATCACCCCAGTAGGAACAGCAGTGTATCCGTGGTTGAACAATCCTGATACACGCTTTGATGCTGATGGTGTATACCAAGTTACACTACAGCTTAGTAAGGAAGACACCAAGCCTATCAATGCAGTAGTAAAGCCTTTGATGGATGGCGGTAAGAACAATCCTATCAAGCCAGAGTTAGATGACCAGGGTAATGCTACAGGAAATTACCTAGTTAAGTTTAAGTTGAAAGCTCTTGTTAAACCTAAGAAGAGTGAACCTTTCACCCAGTCCCCTGTCTTGCTAGATGAGGATGGCAATAGATTGGATGCCTTGATTGCTGGTGGTTCCAAAATGAAGATTGCTTATGAACCATTCGCATACAGTGCAATGGGTGGTGGCGTATCTTTGAGAGTTAAGAAAGTTAGGATGGCTAAAGGTGGGCTTATTGAGTATGTTGCAAAGGATGCTAATTTAGATTGGGGAGATGATTGTGTTGACAAACCTAAGAAAGAAGAACCAGTAGCTAAGGTAGAAGTATTAGACGATATGTCTAGTCCTGATTTAGATGATGAAGATTTCTAGTTCGCAGTTACGGAGGGGTATGATAGAGGGATATCGTTCAGGATTAGAGCGTGACATAGGATGTCAGCTTAACACCAGTAAAGTACGGTGGTCTTTTGAATCTGAACGTATCCCTTATACCCCTAAGGAGAGAACCTACACACCAGATTTTATATTAAAAGGTCAAGCAATTAAGATCTATATAGAGTCTAAAGGTAGGTTCCTCCCCGCAGATAGATCAAAGCACCTATTAATTCAGAAGCAACATCCCGATTTAGATATTCGGTTTGTCTTTAGTAACCCTAAGCAGAAAATAAATAAAGGGAGCAAGACAACATATGGAGACTGGTGTGATAAACATGGATTCCAGTATGCAACAAAATGGGTTCCAGAAGACTGGATCAGGCAGTGTTTGGATGGGTCAGGAGTCGTGCCCAGAGTGTGGGTCTAAGGATAACTTATCGAGGTATGACGATGGACATGGTTATTGTCATGGTTGTAAGTATTATGAGCATAGCGATAGTGACTCTAGTACTACTACTCCAAGCCCAGCTAAGAAGAAACAAGGTTCAACAAAATCTTATAATATCATACGAGGTAATTATGAGTCTCTGGAGAAAAGAAAAATCTCAACAGAGACTTGCAGAAAAGCTGGCTATAGTATCGGAGAGTACAAGGGGGAGAGGTGTCATATTGCCTCCTTCATCAGGGACGGACAGGTTGTGGGTCAAAAGTTACGACTAAAAAACAAAGACTTCAGAACCTTAGGTGACTGCAGTGGACTATGGGGTAAACACCTATGGTCCACTGGTAAGAAGATAGTAATAACAGAAGGAGAAATTGATGCGCTCAGTGTGGCAGAAGCTCAGAACTCTAAGTGGCCTACGGTATCGATACCTAGTGGGGCTGGTAATGCTAAGAAGTCAATTAGTAAAGATCTTGAGTGGCTCCTTGGCTTCGAGGAGATTATTCTCATGTTCGATATGGACCCCATTGGTCAGAAGGCGGCTACGGAATCTGCAGAACTCTTCCCACCAGGGCGGTGTAAGATTGCCAGACTTGGAAAGAAGGATGCCAACCTCGTACTTATTGAAGAAGGAGGATCAGCTCTAGTAGATGCCATCTGGAGAGCACGAGTATTCAGACCAGATGGTATCATTGCTGGGGAGGACACTTGGGATCTAGTTAAGGAAGATATTAATGCAAGTGAACACTTATACCCTTGGGAGGGACTAAATGAACGTACACTTGGAGCAAGACGAGGCGAAATCGTTACTTTTTGTGCTGGCACAGGTGCTGGAAAATCTACTACAGTCAAAGAGATCGCATCCTACTTCCTTAGTGAGGGTGAAACAATCGGATATATTGCACTTGAGGAAAGTGTTAGACAAGCTGCTATAGACTTCATGTCCATAACTGCTAACAAGATGTTACACTTGGAGAAAAATTTAGATGAGAAATATCTTAGGGATACTTGGGAAGCTGTCTTTTCCGATAATCGCCTATATCTGTACGATCACTGGGGGAGCGTTGATGTTAATCTCTTATCTACTAGGATCAGGTACCTCGCTCGAAGCTGTAATGTGGGTTGGATTGTACTTGATCATCTCTCTATTATGGTGTCAGGCATTGAAGGTGGAGACGAAAGAAGATTGATTGATAATATCATGACTACCCTACGTAGTCTAGCAGAAGAACTCAACATAGGAATGTTCATAGTCTCACATCTTAAGAGACCTCAACAAGGAAAGGGACACGAAGATGGGAAACAAGTCACTCTGTCAGATCTTAGAGGGTCAGGAAGCATTGCTCAACTCAGCGATTTCGTCATTGGACTTGAACGAGATCAACAGTCGGACGGTGAGACCAATATTAGAGTACTTAAAGCAAGATATAAGGGCGCATCTACTGGACTTGCAGGAAACCTCTTCTATAACACCGAAACTGGGAGACTTAGTGAGTGTGGGAGAAGCACAGTGGGACAGGATAGATCAGATGGACAAGAGGCTTTCTAAAGTTGAGGTAGCTACTGAGGCAGCTTGTAATGCAGCACTGACTAGGATGTATATAGTTGAGTGTAACACTAAGGCTAATAATAAAAAGATAGCTACACTAGAAGATATATCATTGCCGAAGAAAACCATCTTTAACGAAAGGCTAATGGAATGAGTCTTGATCTAGTAGTTGATATAGAAACAGATGGACTACTACCTACTGTAACAAAGGTACACTGCATAGGAATGACGGTAGTAGGAGCATTAGCTGGTCAGGTTTTTGCTAACTATGAGCCTTATGATTGTCTTGAAGATGCTCTAGAGATCATGTCTACAGCTAAGTCTTTAACAGGACATAACCTCATAGGGTATGACCTTCCAGTTCTTAAGAAGGTACTAGGATGGACACCAAGTAAGAGTACAGAGATC